CTGAGGCTCTGATATGGCGAAGTCATCGAACGCCTCGCTGGTGCGGTCCAAGTGGCTGGGCATTAATCCCAGCCAGCTGCGACACCTGGTGCAGATTCAGAAGGAAGGCACGGCTGTAGACGCCGCTGGCGGCCAAAGTAGCACTGGCTGGGAGACGATTCGTTCCCCATGGGCGTCCATCACCGCCGCGGCAAAGAAAGAAGATTATCAGTCGGCGCAGTTCAGTTCGCAGGTCACGGATATTATCGCCATCCGCTGGGCGGCTGCGCCGGTCATTACGCCTGGCATGCAGGTGATTTTTGTCGATTCGGCTTACACCACCCACGTGTATCTGATTCAGGCCGTGGACAACGTCGACAAGCGGAATATGCTGATCAACCTCATGTGCCTTGAGATCAACGGGAGTCAGTAATGAGCTTCGAAACTGGACTCTACTCACTTCTGTCGACGACGGCCTCGCTGGTCGCGCTGCAGGCCACGCGGGTGTTTCCGGTGATCCTACCGGAAGATACGCCGCTCCCCGCCACTACCTATCACGTCGTAGGCGGCCGTCAGTGGCCAATCTTTGGCACGTCTGGCATGCAGCGGCGCCGGGTGCAGTTGGACTTTCGTGCGACGTCGTATCTTGCGGCCAACGATCTGCGGGATGCGACCATCGCGGTGCTCAACGGCTTTCATGGGGCCATACCGAGCGGATTCATTATCGCGGACTGCTGGCTGATTCAACCGATCGACTACTTCGACAGCGACACCCGGCAGTTTCGTTGCTCGGCCGAATTTTACTTCGACTTCGCCATTCAGGGCGCCTAACCGTATCACCCCGTTGCTCGCGAGGGCGCGGCATCTTGCAGTAACAGGAGCAGCAAACCATGTCCAGCAAAGCTCAATCTGGCGTAGGCGCAGTATTTTCGGTCTGCGCCACGTCCACCGGGTCCTACCTGCCTGTCGGGGATATCACCAGCGCGCCGTACAAGGCTGGCGAACTCCCCACCGTCGACTCCACCAACCTTGCCAGTACCACCGAAGAAGTCCTCCCGGTGCTGCAGAAGCTCGGCACAATCCCGCTCAAGGGCAATCGCGTCTCCACAGATCCCGGCCAGGCGCTGCTTTATAACGCGTTTCAGGCTACACCGGTTGCTCCTATCTTTTGGAGGCTGCAGTTGCCGGTCAACCTCGCGGGTGGTCAGACGGCTACGGGCGATCTGTTGAGCGGCAGTGCGTGGGTGACGCAGTACGAAATCGACGACGTCGACCCGAACAAGATCATCACCTTCACTTCAAGCCTCAAGGTTATCGGTAAGGCCACCCTCGTCGAAGGTTCCTAACGATGTTTGGGGCGGCGGCGCATGCGGGTGTCGCCGCCCTGAATACCCTTTCACCCGCATAATTCCATCCTCCGCATAAGGACTATTTATGGCAAAGCGCCCCGTTCTAGCTCCGCCCACCGAAGACCCCACACTCCCCACCGCAATCGTTCCAACCGCAAAGGGCGATATCACGCTCTGCCTGGACGCCGGCGCACTCATTGACGCGGAAGAAGCTCTTATCCGTGCTGGGCATAAGGATGTCAGTCTACTTACCGCGCTGGAGGCTTCGACGGCCTCGGCACTGCGCATCTTCTTCATCATCGCCGCGCAGCGGTTCCATCCAAACTTCAAGCCGGAAGAGCTGCGCGACCTGGTCACATTCAAGAACCTCGGGGCCATCAGCGACGCGATCGCGAAGGTATGGGTGCTCAGTCTTCCCGAAGCGAAACCATCCGAGGGTAAGGCGGACCCTATCCGGCCCGTCGAGTAGGACGGGAGGAGTATTGGCACTATCTGCGCACGGTGACGCGCGTGGATCTCGGAATGAGTCTGGAAGAGATGCGCCGCCACACTCCGCGCCAACTCTTCGCCATGATTGACCGTCTGGAGGTTATCGATCGGCCGAAGGGCGGCATAGTGGAGCTCATGCTGGCGCAGGTAATCGCGATGATCGGCAACACCGGCTTTCGGGAGTTCAAAGAGCCGCTCCAGCCGAAAGACTTTATGCCCAGCATGCGGACGAAGCAGGCAGCTGAGGCATGCGGCCAGAATCATGGAAGATCCCCACGGAAGCCCCGCATGACGAAGAAGAAAAAAATAGCTCTGGCTGCGCAGCTTCGCGATACCTTCATGCATTTTGTGGCAAAGTGATGGCCGTATATTCGCTGAATACACGCCTTGTGGTAGACTTTTCGTCCAGAGGGCACGGCGATGCTGAGAATTATTGGAGTCGTTTTCGGATTTGGCCTGTTGGGTTACGCTGTATGCGCCTTCTTTCCGGCAGTCGGGCAGCTTTCGGGCTGGTGGTTTGTTCCCGTAGCCATCGTGGTTGGCATCTTCCTGAAGATTTATGAGGGCTTCGCCAGCGTCGGCAAGCAACCGGAGTGCATCTGCACCCACTGTCACACCAGTGTCACCCCGGAGACGCATACGCCGGGCAGCGCAGGCCTTGAGTTGCTTGCCTGGGTTTTCTTTCTGGTGCCGGGGCTGCTGTATAGCATCTGGCGCCGCAATGCACGCACGTTGATCTGCCCGATATGCAGGGCGGCCAACCCGATCCCGCTGAGCAGTCCAGCAGGGCAGCAGTTGATCGCGCGCATCTAAGCTAGTTTCATCCATTCATACCAAGCCGCCTCCGGGCGGCTTTTCTATTGCCCGGAGCATGCTGTGAACTTCGAATTGGATGGCATGCGCGCTCTCGTCGACAAGCTGAATGCCGCTGGTGCGAAGATGGGCGGCCCTGAGATGAAGAAGGCTCTCCGAGCCGGCGGGCGTGTCATAGAGGATGCGATGACGGAGCGCGCACCCATGATGCTGGATGAAAAGACGCCTGGGTCAGATTCGCTCGAGCCGGGCGATCTGAAAGGCGGTATGCGGGTTGCGATCGTCGACGGCGAGAATGGCCCGGAAGCTCTAATCGGGCCAAACGCCAAGGTTTCACACGTGGCGCGCTTCGTGGAGTATGGCCACCGGCAGGTATCGGGCGGCTATTTGAAGCTGCTGGGCAACGGCAAGTCGCGTGGCACAGGCACGGCTGGTACTGACGTCCAGGCATATCCGTTTCTGCGCCCGGCTTTTGAGGCCAGCGTAGGCGACGCCGCAGTGGCCATGGAAGAAAGTTTGCAGCAATCGTTTCGTGAGGTGCTGAGCTAATGGGAAACATGGACGTAACAGCTCGGCTGCTCGCGGATAATGCGCAGTTTGACGCGGCGATGAATAAGTCCGCTGCCACTGCGACCGCTACGGGCGTTGCGACTGAGAAGGCAACCAAGCGCGCTGCGGACGCCACGAAGTTTGCCTCGCAATTCGCCTCCGATGCGATTCAGAAATCGACAGATAGCCAAGTCTCGTCGATGCTGAAGCTGCGGGCCGCGCAGGAAGATTACGCTCGCGCGCAGAAGATCGTCCGCGCTGGTTATCTGGATGCTCAGACCGGGGCGCAGACCCTCGGTGCCGCGCTGCAGCGGCTGACGGCTGCGCAGGATGCTTCTGCGGAGGCATCCCGGCGCGTCGCTGCTGCCAGCAAAGAGAGCGGCAATGCCTTCAAGGATGTCGCAGAACGCGTCGTGCTCAGCTCGGTGGGCTACATCGCCGCCGCAACCGGCATCCGCGACATCCTCGGCAGCATGAAAGAGGCGGTCACGTCCTCGCTGGAGTTCGGTGAATCCATCGAGCGCGCCTCGCAAAAGACGAATCTGTCGGTTCAAACTCTTTCGACCCTTCACTACGCCGCAGCGGTCACCGGCGGCGATTTCGATTCACTCAGTAAGGGCGTTGGCAAGCTCGACGTCAGCATCGCCGAGGCAGCGAACGGCAATAAAGAGCTAGCCGCGTATTTCACGGCGCTGGGGCTCAACGCGAAGGATCTGTCTGTAAATTCGAATGGCGCGCAGATTGCTCTGCAGCGTCTCGCGGCTGTGATGGCGAACACGTCCGGGCCAGAGAAGCAGCTTGTTGCGCAGAAATTGCTCAGTAGGGCCGGGGTTGAACAGATTCCGACGCTCACCAAGCTGGGTAATAACTGGAATCAGTACGCGCAGGCAGCAAAGAATGCGGGTCTTCTCCTGGATAGCGGCACAGCTGAATCCCTCGAGGCGACAAATGAGCGCCTGCGCGCCATGGGGCAGCGTATCGACGGTGCAAAGCTGGCCTTCACGGAAGGTCTGATACCCGGGCTGAATCAGTTTTCCAGCACCTTGCAGGGCGGTGGCATACAGATTTCACTGTTCACAAAGTTGGCCGAGGGGCTGACGAAGCAACTCAACTTTGGTGCGGCCGCTGCGTTTAGCTTCGGCGCTAGCCTTGACACCATCCGGGCATACACGTGGGATCTCGGCGTGAAGAAGGATCGCGAAGCCGACTTGTCCGCCTCGGGCCGCGAACGTGCCAAGGCGGAGCAATTCGATAAGAATGCTCGAGGTGGCGATCCTGCTCCCAAAGAGGCGGCGCCAGCCTCGGGTTCGGGAACCGGCAAACCGCCCCTGCATGTCGTCGATCCGGCTGCCGTCGCCGCTGCCGAGGCGGCAGCAAGGAAGGCTGCCGAGGTCAGGCTCAAAGGCATGGAAGCCGAGCTGGCGGAGATGAAGCAGCAGAACAGCGTCACGGTGCAGGCGGAGTATCAATTCTGGCAGGAGCGCATCGGGGCCTTCAGGAAAGGGTCCGATCAGTACAACGCGATTGTAGAGAAGGAGTCGCAGCTGGCAGTTGAAGGTGCCAAAGCTGCGCATGAAATGCTGACGCGGGGGATGAAGCAGATCCGTGAAACCGCCAATGTCAGCCCGGATGAGGCGAACCATGGCATCGCTGAAAATAGCGACCAGATGACCAGGCTCGCGGAGAACATCTCTCGCACGGGGGAACGCTGGAAGGCTTACAACTCCGAGATTGCGAAGAACGCGGAGCTGCTGATCAAGAGCAGTCAGGCGATGCGTGAGGCCCAGTTGGAGCACGGTGTCAAGACCGGCACCGTCTCGAAGGCAGACGCCGCGCAGCAGATGGGCGATCTCCATTCCCAAACGGCATCCATGGAGATCGCCGAGCTCCGCGCGCAACTGGCGGAGGTTCGGGAGCAACAGGCCAAGCTGAACCCCTATACGAAAGAGGGAAACGAAGAAGCACCGCACCTTGCAGCACAGGGGAAAAGCCTTCAAAATCAGGTTGACTCCGCGACGGCAGCCGCGAATCTGCAGTCCGTCAAGGATGCCTATGCTGCCTTTGCCGAGACCGGACTGGGCGGCGCTGTCTCCGCGCTGCAGGCCTTCACGGCTGCCTCCAGGGACTCTGCCGCGCAGATGAAGCAGATTACCGATACCGTCTTGAATGACGCGAATCGGGCCATCCTTACGGACCTTACGGGGAATCGCCAGCAGCGGCGCGGCGCATGGACTGGTGCTGGCAAGGGGATCTTCACCGATGTTGCCGATTCGGCCCTGAAGAAAGGTGAAGGTTCGCTGATGGGCGCATTGGGCATCGGCAAGCTGGGCAGCCGGGGCAATCCTATGTTCGTCAAGAGCGCGGACGCAATGCCCGATGCCGCAGCGCTTGGCAAGTCACTCTTCGGGGCGAAAGGTCCTGCAATGCCTGCCGTCAGTGCCCTGCCGGCTGTCGCTGCTGCTGCGACAAGCTCCACTGGTTGGCTGAGCGGCCTTTTGAAGACGTTTGCCGGTGTCCTCCCGCACTTTGCGGGTGGCGGAGATTTCGGTGCCGGCACCACGGCGCTGGTAGGAGAGCAAGGGCCAGAGGTTGTGCACTTCGGCTCGGCCGGGCATGTAACGCCCAACGGCAAGACGCCTAGCGGCAGCGGCGAGCACCACTACCACATTCCTGTCACGGTAGACGCACGCGGATCCACTGACCCGGCGCAGACGATGGCGCTGGTTCAGCAGGGCATCATGCAGGCGGCTCCCCATATTGTGGCAGCTTCTCTGAAGGCGCACGACGACAGAAACAGCCGTCTACCCCCAACGGCGCGCAAGTAGAAGGGAAGTAGATGTCAACCAGCACTATTACCCTCGACGGCAATCCTGTCACGCTTGTTCCTCTGCCTGCATGGCCAGCACCGCGCATGGTGGAACCCTGGGTGAACGATTCCGTTGCTAGCATCACTTTCCCTTTTAC